CGAAAAATAATCTGAATAATTTTTGTATATCCTGATTGTTTTATCATTAATAATCTCTGAATAGTAAATAGAACCGTCAATTAAATACTCACCAGTATCAGTATTTGAACCTTGGAATGGTTCGATACCAATGGCAGAATTATTTACTTTATTGTAAGTGATTTCTTGACCATCAATTAAACCATGGGGTTTTGTAAATGTAATTCTTTCATTAACAATATCCAGACCTCCGCCAGAATTAAATTCTCTAGCATCAAATTCAATTTGCCGTGCAAATTTTTCTACAACTGGTTCAAATTTTGCGCCAGAACCATTTCCTCCAGTTAAATCGATTGAAATAATTTTTTCAAAATCAAAATCTTGCGGATCTACATAAACTTTTTTAACACTTCCGGAAATAACAGGTTCAATCTTTGCTGACCCAGAGATGTTTAATAATGGTGGATTTATGACATCATATTCATCCCCACCATTCAATACATTAATATTTTCTAAAGGTCCATAATAAACCCTATCATTGGTTTTAAAAGAAAATATTTCCACACCATTTTTTAACATTCCTAGTGGTCCAGGAAGAATATCACTACTTGCAATATCTTCAATTTTTTGATTAAGATCAATCTTTTTGAGAATTTTTTGGGGATTTATAATTCTGTCTTTTTGTTCAAATAAGATAAATTTATTATTTCCTGGATTTGAGAATCCATACCCAAAGGAGAAGTAATCAGTTGAAGGAATTGTAACACCGTTTTGATATAATTTGATTGATTTTTTATCAGATAAAACTTCTACAAAGTAAAATTCTTCATCAAGACCAAGAATTTTATTATTTTCATCCTCAATGTATGCTACTTTATCTCCTGTTAAGAAGGATACTATACTAGTGAACGTAATAGTAGTGTATCCTTGAGTTACATTATCATAATCATTCAACGATTCTATCTGATATTCAAATAATTTAGTTGTTATTTCATATCCAGGTAAAGAGTTTGATGCAATATATGCAATATTTTCTTTGTCAGTATAGGTGTTCTGAATGTCGGAAGATACAGCATTATTACCATACTGGATTGATACTTCAGATGAAGTTGCCTTTTTCAGCAATCTTCTTAAGTCATACGATGTTCCAGGTTGATTGAGAGGAGTCGTAGAGACGCTGAGAGTGATTGTTCCATCATCCGATATGTCTAAGATGGTAATATCATCAAACCCTGCTACAGGAACAATCTCTGTGTTTCTGTAGAGAATTTCTACTTTATCACCAATCTTTAAAGTATTTCTATCTATCTTAATCTTTGTGGATATATTACTTCCAGAAAAAGTATTAATTTGATATCTAGTACTTGTATTATATAACCACGAATTCGAAAAAATTGAAATCTTGCTAGAATCTCTAGGAACAAGATTTCCTAAACTTTTCGGAGTAATAATATCTCCTGACTTAAAGTTAAACTTTTCATTATCAATAACAGCATCAGATAGTACTCCAGTAATCAAAAATTCTACTTTTTGACTTTCATCACCATCAAAATATCCATAATATGTGTTACTTCCATGAATATATCCCGTTTTTTCAATATTAATTGGATTTACTTCAGTGGTATAGCAACCTAAGAACTGATTTAAGGTCTTTTCATTATAATAAATTGGTCTATGATTGTAATATATTATTCCACTCTCATCAAAACCGACAGTAGAATCGACAGAAATAGTATGAATAGGATCTAATCCAGAAATTACTACATTATCAATAACTCTTGTGTTTTTTGTAACGTCAAAAGTACCCGTAATTGTTGGATTAGTATCGTCATAACCAACAAAAAGATTTAATTTATAGTATACTACTCCCTCCCTAACAAATGATTCTATCTCCGATACAGAAGCGGTTGTAGCACTATCTGTGGTCTTGTAGATAGTTTGACCCTCTAATCCATTGATATCGCCTGAGAGAGGTCTTACAACCGCTACAGACCTTCTAATATAAGATGCATCAGATGGTTTCAGGAGAAAATCTTCAAGGTTTATGATAGTAGGACTTTCATTATAAAGTACATTGAACAAGATTCTAAAGGATTCATCTGTTCCTTTGGATTCGTAAAATCCTCTTGCTTCCTTTACAAAGTTTGCAACGTTAAGATTTTCATTAAAATTAAGATTTTCTAGTCCAGGAGTTAAAGAAAACTTAAGTTTTTTATAAAATTCTTGTAAAAATAATGAACTTAGGTTGTATATTATCGATTCATTAGCATGAGATGCAGATGATGATTCAGTAAATACCAGTTCTTCTTCATTTAAATCAGAATGATATGCAGTAACTCCACTAAAACCCCTAATACATCCTTCAAAACTAGTATCAGTTACGCTTGTATAGGTAATAATTTCATCATCAATACGAATTAACCCATATGTTTTGGGGAATCCTTTAGTTGATACTACATTTATGATGTCATCACTGACAGATACGTCAGATGTTAGGTGTGTATTTCCTCTAATAACCTCAGGAGTGAGATTATCTAACTTCAAATATCTATCAATGTTCTCTGAAATGTCTGTTGGACCACTTACAAATTCTTGAGAAACATAGTATTGCTTCAAAAATTCTACAAATTTAGGATTTTCTGCTAAAATAAACTCAGGGAGCTGATTTTCAATAACTTGTTGGATTTTTACTCTTTCCCCAAAACCTTCGTGTTGCATATTATGACCTCGTTAAACTCCCGTTAGAATAGCTTGATGTATAGTAATTTTTATTGAAGACAACACCTGAATTATCTTCTCCAGAAGATATAGAATCTTTAATCATATTTATTTTACTCTTTTCAAGATTAAATGAAATATACAAATCTTTTAATCCTATAATATCATTTGACTCAGGAAATGCCTGAATCTCGATAGAATCATTGTCTAAAGTGGTAGAAGTGATAATAATATTATTGATGTTAACCTCTCCCAACTCATAATTCACAATTCCTGCAGATTTTACAAGAATTTCGGGCGAAAATGGATCCTCAGAGTTAGTTTGGACCTCAGTTGCTGGTTTCACAATTGAAATAATACCCGTTTTTCCGTCAGAATTTGGTGTATCAGTAAAAAATACAGTATCAGTGCTTCCAAGAATCGTAAATCCGGTAGATTTGATGTTATATCCCTTCTGATTGATATGAAATCTATTACCAAAACAGATTTCATACTGTGCAAACTGATTAATAAGTGCTTTCAGGTCTCTTCTAATGATAATTTTTGTGATATTTGACGTAATTGCAGAATCTGTGTTGTCAATAATCTGTAAAAGTTTGGAATATTTGAATCTTCCGCCAAATTTATTTAAATCTACTGATTTTGAGTAAGAAACAAGAGAAGAATTGACTTTACTATTCAAATCTGATGCATTTATAACCTTATTATAGTTGTAATAAACAGAAGAATCGATTTCGACATACAAAATTTTCAAATCAACGATTTTTTGATTGATTCCAGACACAGAATATTGCTTCAATTTCGATAAAATCTGCTCTTTATCAAAATCTGAGATAAAAGTACCATTTTTTGGTTTGATACTGATCAAAACATTGCCATATTGAGGTGGATCTAGCTCTTCTCCACCTACAACAGAGACAGATTCCGCATTTCTAAAGATTTTTGACTTGATAATTGTCTCATAATCAGTTGTTGTTACTGCTCTGTTCTGGGCAGAATACAATCTTGGAGCAAAATAGCGAACTGAGTTGATATTTTCAATTTCTGCACCATTATATGACCGATCTATGGTCGTTACGGTAAGTGTATTTGTTGGAACAACAATTGCATCTTCTGCATCAATCAATGTTCCGGCAAATGTAAATTTATCGACTCCATTTCCTTCTTTTCCAGAAGTCACAATGTAGTTTGAGGTGATGATATTGCCATTTTCTAGTGCCTTTCCAAAGATTCCATTACCAAATAATAACTGATACTTCTCATCAGCAATTTCTTGAATAAGATAAACTAATGAATTACTATCTACATCAATAATATTTTCCACCAAATTGTATTGGTCACCTAATCCTAGTTCATCTGGACCTTTTACATATGTTCTAATTGTTGTAGTATCGACAAATGAATTATCTAAAACAAATTTTTGATCAAGAGAGGTATCGACAATAAACCTTTTCGATAAAAATGTTCCTTCTTTTATTGTAATATTATTAAATTCGGCAATACCATCTACCACTGGGACTGTAATATTCTCAGGAGAAGAGAATACATAAGAAGAACCTCTTATCCCACCAGTACAAACAAGACCTGCCTGGAGCGTTATTGTGGGTGTATAGATTGGTGTTCCGTTCGCTAATGTTGATACAGGATCAACATTTACGCTAAAAGATATCTTTGCAGTAGCAGCAGTTCTAGAAGATGGTACGTATCCTATATTTCTTGCAAGAGATACGACATTCTCTCTGATCGTTGCAGAATCCAAAAAGGATTCATTGGCAACCATATTAGTGTTGAATGCAGTAATATACGTATTATATGCTAACGTATCAATTAAAATAGAAAAATTAGACCCCTCAAAGTCAAAGTCCGTAAAATTAGAATTTGCACGGAGATAATCTTTGATTGATTGTCTTATTTGACCGTAGTCTAGATTAGTGAATTTAGTAAAAGGCATTTTTTTATCTGGTTGCCTCTAAGATGAAGGTAAACGATTGGGTAGGAATTTCTTGACCTATAATATCAAAGATTATGGTGACCTCAAAATTATTTTCATCAATATTTGGTTCTACTTCAACGTCAATATTTTCAACCCTGGGTTCATAATTTGTAATAACTTCAAGAATCTGTTCTCTAAGGATTGTCGCCGTAGCATAATCCATAATTTCAAATAAACTATCACGTACATCTGATCCTAGGTTAGATTGAAAAAATCTTTCAGTTCTAATCGTTTCAACTAAATTACGGACAGATCTTATAATAGCATTTCTATTCGTAAGAACAGGTAAATCCTTTGTCACGGGATGTGGTTCAAAGGATAAACTAATATCTTTGAAGGATCTAGATACCCTTGTTACTGCCATTTCGGAGAACTTTTTTAATTATTTAGCACTTAAATCTTATTTATTGGCATTAAAAAAGTCCCCCGAAGGGAACCTCTTTAATCATTTATAATCTCTAACGTGTTCGTTGCTTGGATGACTGTGATGATGGTCATCATGACTACCTAGAAAATATGGATGTCCTACTTCCCAGACAACAATAGAAATAAAACCGACGAAAACATAACTAAGGATTTTATCAAATGTCTTCATCGTCCTTGTCCTCGATAACGTTTACGAGCATTGTTACGACTTGTCGCGGCATACTTAGTGTGTTTCCCACACCCTTGCCGAGTTTTTTTTGGTTTTCCTGGAGTAAAATTAGTTTTTACAAGTCCAACTTTAGAACGTGCCATAATTAGTTTTCAATAACGATTTTGTAGGTGATTTGATCAGATTTGATGGTTCCATTCTCATAGAACCCTTTCGCATAATCTTCCATTATGTCGAAGAATTCTTCTTCAGAAAGATGAGCATGTTTTAGTTCGCCTTTTACATAGACATTGTACTTTTCTTTCATTGATGTGACAGAAAATGTGATCTTTTGTCATTTTGACGAGATTAAACGGAATGTCATGTGTGTGACATAAGTCATTATACCACTTCCGTATATGCCGTCAAGTACCTTGGACGAGAAATCCTGGACTACAAGGATCTGATACGAGATCGCGAAGCGCCCTGTGCCATCCTTAAAAGAATACACAAGACGCAAAATACTTTAATATTTGCGATGAATATCAGATCACCCTTGTCTTTTCGTGCCCAACTCTGATGCGTGGATCGCACCAGATTTCAAAGCCCGCCTGAATTGCATCGAGACAGAAAGAT